GATATTGGTATGGAGAAGATGTGTCTTTCTGTCATATGTTAACAAAGTTAGGTATTGATATCTACGCTAACATCGGATCGGAAACTGTGCATCATGGCAACTACGGTTGGCGTGGTAAATTTAAAGATGTACTAAGGAGGAAAGATGAGTAAAGAATTAAGCGCTAAAGAAATATTAAAAAGACAAAAACATCAACATGACTTTACTATGTATCAAATAGGATTTGTAAAATATTTAGAAGATACAATTGATTATGGAAATAAAACATTTAAAAATTTTTCTGTAGATCCAACTCAAATTCCTTGTTTATTAATGATGAATATAATTGCTTATTTAAGAAGAGAACTTCCTGAAGAAGATTTTGATTCTTTTAAAGATTTTACTCACGATTTATTAGAGGGAATATTACCTAAAATTAAACCAATGTTGAAAGTAGTTAAAAATGAAACACACCAATAAATTTATTTACCCCAAGTCTCAGCGTGAAATTATAAATGGCAAGCGACACTATGATGTCAAATCAGAAAAGCTGCCATCGGTGACTACTATTTTATCAGCGACTCAATCTCCTGAGAAGCAAGCTTCGTTAGCAGCGTGGCGCGTAAGAGTGGGAGAGAATGAAGCAACGCGGATCGTTGATGATGCGGGGACTCGCGGAACGGCGATGCATAAGATTTTAGAAACATATATTCAGGGTCAAGGTTATTTAGATTTAACTGAAACAGGTTTGAATGCTCACAACATGGCAGTGCATATAATTCAAAATGGTTTATCTAATGTCACAGAATATTATGGATTAGAAGCAACTTTGTACTACCCGGGATTGTATGCGGGCGCAACTGATTTAGTTGGAGTTCATAAAGGTCAAGATGCAATTATTGATTTCAAACAAACGAACAAGCCTAAGAAAAAAGAATGGATTGAAGATTATTGTTTACAACTTGCAGCCTATGCAATGGCGCATAATTTTATTTATAAAACTTCTATAACAAAAGGTGTCATAATGATGTGTTCTAAAGATTATTTCTACCAAGAATTTGTCATAGAGGGAGAAGAACTTAAAAAATATAAACACGATTTTTTAAGAAAAGTAGATCAGTTCTATAAACAAACTAAACCTAAGGAGGAAAACAATGAGACTGAGAGACCTACAACAGATACTATCTAAATTTACTAACGGACAAAAAGGAACTGTTATATCTGATTGTCCTATTTATATTGAAACAAAAGACGGTTATTTAGAAGAGATTAGAAGAATAGAATTACAACAAAATAAACTTATCAATTCACCTGAACCGGCTAGAGTTGTATTAAAGGCTGAAGGCTTACAAAGATTTAGATCTATAACTTATAAACAATCATAATATGGTTGATAAAAACCTTAATTATAAAAAAGAATATTATTTAAAAAATATAGAAAAATTAAAAGAATATTCTAAAAAATATAGGTTAGAAAATAAAGAAAAAATAAAAAAACGTAATAAAAAATATAAATTAAATAATAAACATAAGATAAAAGAATATTATTTAAGAAATAAAGAAATAATAAAAGGAAAAAATAAAAAATATTACTTAAAAAATAAAGAAATAATAAAAGAAAAGCAAAAAATATATTTATTAAATAATAAAAAAGAAATAAAAAAACGTAACCGAAAAAATTATTTAAAAAATAGAGAGCAAATGATAAAAAATGCAATTGAATATGAAAAAATACAGTACAAAACTAATATTAATTTTAAGTTAAGAAAAATTTTAAGGGCTAGAATAAGAACAGCATTAAGAGGAGAAAATAAATCAAAGAGCACTTTAATGCTTTTAGGTGTGCCTAACATTGAATTTATTAAAAAATACATAGAATCTAAGTTTAAAGAAGGAATGAGTTGGGAAAAACGTCATTTAATTCATATAGATCATATAATTCCATGTTCATCTTTTGACTTGACAAAACCTGAGGAACAGGCAAAATGCTTCCACTATACAAATTTACAGCCCTTATGGGCCAGCGAAAACTTGGCAAAAGGATCCAAGATAAGCTCTTAAATAATTTAACCAACATTGCCGGAGGAAAAGTGAATAATTTAAAACATTATGTACTATATACAATAACAGCGCTACTCTGGGCATTTATCATTCTATTTGTAGTATTCTCAGAACCCGCCTTTGGCTACACTAATAACAAGGAATTCATTGAATCCGTCAATAAATGCGCGGATTATTTAGAGAAGAACATTAAGAAAGAAGATAGAATACCAAGGAAACTATTACTTACACAAGCCGCACTAGAATCTAACTATGGTAGATCAAGATACGCCAGAGAAGGTAATAACTTAATGGGTATATATCAGTTTAAAAATTTACATACCGGTATGGCCCCAAGGGACAACCCAAATGCAACGTTTAGAGTGGCCCGTTTTCAATCTAAATGCCATTCTATTAAGTATTATATGAATCTATTAAACACTAAGGATTCCTATGTTTCCTTTAGAAATGAGAGATTATTACAGTCAAAACTGCGCACTAATGATGTAAATAGGTATTTTCACCTGTTATATAACTATTCTACTAATCCAGAGTATCCACAATTATTGATTAGAACCCATAAAGAAATTAAAGATTTAGGATTTTAAGTTCTCGTCAGGGGGAGTAGAAGATTTGGTCGCTAATGGATTTGGTCGCTAATGGATTTAATTTAAGGTTTTGAGCTTCACTGGGCCTCACTGAGCTACTTGATGTGTGACATTTCTGCCACACATCATAATTTTATTTATTCGTCGTCTTCTTCGTCGCTTTCGTCCTCATCTATGTCCTCGTCCTCATCCTCGTCTTCCCATTCTTTTTTCTCAATGGCTTTATCCCTGATCATTTCTAGGTCAGCCTCTATTCTATCTACGATATCCTCGATAGTTTCTTCTTTTTTTCTTGGCATGGTCGTCCTTTTGTTCTTAGTTGAGGCGTTTACGATACGCGGTCAGCGAGCCGTTGACAAGTTATAATTGGTCTGGTGACCGTGGAACGCGGAGCGGGGATTGATTTAATTGACTTTTTTCTTTTATAGTAAACGGATGGTTACTATCTAGGGGTTTGCCAGACATAAGGAGGAATCTGACCCCTCATGTTTTTTTTTAAAATAAAATTTTTTTAGGCTGGCAGGCTGGCAAAAGTGTAAAATATCGTCTAGAACTGTTGGTATTATTGAAGAATCTCTTGCCAGAGCAGTAAAATTCAGTTGGCAAGGTCTGGCAAATCTGTTGGTATTATTATCTTTTTTGATTTTTTGTGTTGGCAAGATCAAATAAGTCAATGAATACAACAAAAATATGTACTCTGCGCGCGAGACTTTTTTTGTTTTCAAAAAAAACTTTATAGGGGTCAAAGTTCGCCTTATATGTTAGAAGAGGTTATGACTAGGAAAAATAAGAAATCAAAATATAGATCCTTGTTAATTAATAGAAAACGATATTACTTCTACAAGATCACTTGGCTTGACATAGTAGGCGATTCGGGACACGCTGATGTTAATGAGTTCAATCAATTAAAACCAACAGAGATGATTAGCTACGGTTATATCTTTAGTAAGGATAGTACTTGCATTAGAAGTTTTGCTAGCTATGATAGTACGGAAGAAACATTTTCTGATAGAAATGTATATCCAACAGGATGTATTATTAAATTAGAAAAAATTAATATATGAAAAATCCAAACCTTACTAAGAATATGCCTCACGTTAAGTGGGATCAAATACCACCGACTAAAGGCCCCGAATCACAAGGCTTGCAACCAAAAAGATTTAAGACTGTTTTGACTCTTCCAAAGAAGCCTGTGCGCTCTCTGTAATTACATCTTCCGCGTCTTCTGAAATATTAATTATATTTTTGTGGTCATCTAGAATTTGTTTAAGCTTAGCTTCTAATTCTTTTTCTGACATATTATCTAAACTGCCAGTCATAATTAATTTTTGATCCACATATAAACCACCGGCTTTACCTCTAGCAACTTCTGCATTTATAGCAGCCGCCCACGCTCCCTTAACTCGCGCATCATCTCTAAGCTTTGCGAGCTCTGTAAGATGTCTTTCAAAAGTAATACCGTATTTTTCTTGCACCTCAGCTCTAAGTTCTCCAATATATTTTACAACTAAAGGTGAGTACTTTGGATTTCTAAGTTCGCTTGCCGCCTGTCTTGGTCTGGTCTGATATCCTGCTTCAAAAGCACATTCAGCAGGGGACATCCTACCTTCATTGTAGACAAGTAGTTCTGCAAATTTTATTTGTTTTTCTGTAAGTTTAGCCGGTAATCCCATAAATGTTGACATATATCGTAATTTGGCGTACAAATCAATTAGTCTTTTCGCTCTTATAAGGGGGGACTGGCTTACGACAGAATACCTTGTAATGTAATTCTTGATACTGAGTCCCCTTTTAATCGCTTGTGCGCCTAAATTCTAATTTTCTCTCCCCTTTAGTGAAGAATTGGTTTTTTTATAGTTTTACTTATAAATCTTTTTACGTTTGTTTTTTCTCTTTTCCAAAAATGTTTTTGACCATTTGCCCAATGCTCTTTGGCTTCATCACTTAATTTTTCGCTAGTCATTACCAAATTATACAATGTAAGTGGCAAAACAAATTCTGGTGGCATATTAAAATCAAAGTTATCCCAACCCTCATTAATTAAATCTCGCATCTTTTTGTATGCTAATTTTTGATACAAAAGAAATTCAACTTCTTTTTTGTCCTTTTTTTTCATTTCTCTCCTTTCCTTGCCAATCAAATTTTTTATGATAAGCCTTTAATAATTTTTGGATTTGTTTTTCGTATTCAGATTTTTTCATTTCTTTTCCTTTGTTAATGTTTCTATTTTATGAGGTACAGTAATTATATCTCCGGTCTTTATACCAATACCACCCAGTTTAAATAGTTCAGCACCAAAACAACCAAACAAAAATAAGGATATTATTACTACAAATATTTTCATTATTTCTCCTCTGTTAAGTGTTATATCTTCCATACTTAAACGATATAGTTCCTCGTTCTTCATTGTGTGGTTTTTCACATACAAAATAACAAAGCCTGTTCACAAACCACGCACCATTTTGTATCCACATATATTTGTCGCCCTCAACCAATGTCCAAATCTTCTTTGGGTCTTGCTTTGCAACAAATTCTTTTTCTTCTCCATAGCTTTCAAAACTATAATTAACATTGTCTATTCCACAATAAGTTCCGTTCTTATCAATATGATTTGGAATAGGTTTATAAGTTTCAAACCATTTTTCAAAATTTAACTTTTTCATTTTATTTCCTTCCTGTCGCTTGTTTACTTTTTTGAAATGAAATTTATAGCACCAGCAAGCGCAATTAATACGCCAATAGTAAACTCAAATTTCAAAGCCACCATTACCCCTAAAACAATCAATATGATTGATACTAAGGTTAATAATAATTTAATCATTTCTTCCAACCATTCTTTGCAGCTAAATCTTCTATAAAATCTTTAGCTTGTTTTTTATTTTTAAACAATTCATTAGCCCAATTAATTGGCATGAGACCCATTTGTGTGCCATCACTAACATAGGCGTAAGTCCTCCAACCATCCCAAGACTTTTTAACTCCGTAATCTTTACAGTTTAAGATATTCATTTATGCAACCTCTTTTATTTTGTTTTTCATTTCATTAAATGCTTCTAATGCCTCTTCTTTATAAGTGTAGAAGTCTTGATCGTTTGAGTAGTCATTTTCATTTATGTACCATTCAACAAGATATTTTTTATCAGACTTATCAAATTCAATTAACTGAAGATTAACAAATTGATTTGAATAATCTCCATACATTTTTAAATATTCGTTATTCATCTATGCAACCTCCTTTATTTTAAAATCGTGTAAAAAAGCCATACTTAAATTTTCTAATTTTTTTACATCTAAATCATTTATAGGTATTTCACTTTCAACTCTAACAGCTCTGCCGTCTGATAAGAATTGCTCATCATCAACCTTGTTATCATAAAAGAATTTAGAAATTATTTCTTTATAATTTAAAGTTAATAGCTGCTTGTTATCTATAATAGCGTAATCAGTATATTCTCTGTCGCCGTCATAAATTCTAAAACGCAATAATGTTTTATCTTTTTTCATATTTTCCTTTCCATTCGCTTGCTCGCTTGTTAGCTTGTGCGCCTGTCCGCTTGCTCGCTTGTTAACTTAACGCTTGCTCACTCGCTTGTTAGCTTGTGCGCTTGCTCACTTCTATTTTAAACTCTTACACCCTTTTATTAAATATCTAATACAAAGCCGGAATTGTCATATCTGGCCTTGCCTTTGGCGTATAAGCCCGCAATAGAATTCTTTTTATCTTTAAACCTTAAATCGTTTAAATCTGCATTTATAACTTTAAAACCATTAAACACTTTAGGAAGTTTTTTATTTCTAAATACTGCTGAAATGTTGCCGCCTTTGTTTAAAATGTCAAAGGCTTCAGTTTTATTATCTTCATTTAAACTGTAAGTAAGATGATAATTTTTTGGATATTCCCCATTTAACCATTTAAGGGCGCGTTTATAAATTTTTGTATAATCATAAAATTGCACCTCTTTAAACTCTTCAAAAATTCCCGTCAAATTCCAGTCAATATCGGATGTTCCATTTAATCTAATACAAGGTTTAAATTTTTGCTTTTTGCATTTAATTATAAAAGCGCGTATTTCTTTTTTTAACTGTTCCATAAAACTTTGGCGCTCTAATATAAACCACCTTGTTTTATTTATTCTAGATTGCTGAACATTTTTAAAAATACCCATTCCCGCCGTATTTAAACAACTAGCCGCGCAACCTTTGGAAGCCTGCGGGCAAACATTAAAACCACTTGACCGCGCCGGCGCTAAATACAAAATAGCGGTTTTATAGCCGTAATTCTGGCCTTTAATAGTTTTAGCGTTAGCGTCTAAATTTAATAACTTTTTAGGCTTTATAAATTCTAGTTTATTCATCGCTCTCATCAAATTCTTTTTTTGCTAATTTTGCGGCTTCATTTTCTGTAAAGCCTTGCTCTAAATATTTCTCGAATAATTGCTCTAATATTTTTTCATTAATTAAATCACTCATTTTTAACAGTCCGCGCAATAGTTAGTATTAAATTGATTTCTAAAATCTAAGGTTAATTTGGACATACAATTCAAACAATGCACGCCTTCAATTGCCCTAAACTCTTCCCCCGTTTGTTTGTCTTTATGAGTGAAATTATAAAATTCTCTAAATTCTTTAATTTTCCATTTTTTCATAGCTTTCCTTTTATTGCTCCAATAATCAAAGCCGGATGCATATTCTAAAAAATCTTTTTTTGTATATTTAATTAAAGCCATAATTCCTATATATTCCCATAATAATTTAAAGTCAATAGTTAAAAAGCGGGACTTATCCACAGCCCCGCCTTATCCTCAACTAACTTATCCTATATATTCCCATTGACAATAATTTCAAGGTACTGTAAAAAATAAATATCTTTTAGTTAAATAGGTTAATTAAAAGACAACTAACAAATCGAAAGGAAAATAAAAAACTATGTCAAAAACTAAATATATGACAAAGTTTCAATTGGAACACTTAAAACAAAGGGTATCCAATGAAATAGACCCTCTTATTGAAGAGGCGCAATTATTGCAAAAATCAATCATCGCCGAATTGACTGAAAGCGCTGAATTGAAACTAGCTAAAAAAATTAAAGCGGACGTTATTATTAAAGAATTGGAAAATGCTTTCCAAGCCTTAGAAATAACGCAGCGTAAAGCTCAAACCTTTTTTAGTAAAAATGCAACCTCATCAACTTTAAAAGAAAATTTAAATCATCGTTTTAAAGATAAACAGGAGGGAATTATTAAAATAGGATCTTACAGGGGCAATGGAATATCCCCTGCTGATTGTCGGGAACAGTTAAGAGAATGGGCTTCAACTTTGGCGCATAAAGAAGCTGAAAAAACTGAACAGGGTCAAAAAGTGAAACAATTGAAGCTTTATAAACAAAGCGCAATTAATCAAATTTTTGAAACAGGTATACCGGAGGAATTGCCGGCGGTACTAACTAGCATATTCAAGCCACTTGGTATTGTATGGGACAAGAAAAACGCTTTACAAGTGGAACATTTAAAGCAAGCAACAGAAAAAAGAGCTTAAATGTTAAATTATATGATAGTAAAGAAGTGGCAAATTAGCGGGGCAACTCCCCGCTATGATTGCGAAAGTGTTGAAAGCAACGTTTTAGAGGCGCACAAAAAATTAGAAGCGCATAAGCTTTTAAACAATGATAAAAACTATACTTTTTTTATTATTCCCTTTAATGAAAAATCATTAAAGGAATTAAAAATAGCCTCATAAATTGACAATTTCTGGTTTTGCTGTACAGTAAAATGTACGGTGAAACCAGAATCTAAACTTTATCAAAAATTTAAGAAAAATACCCCTTCAATTCTTTGGACGCGCCTTGAATCTTGGTCAAGTTTTGGCGTGCCGGACTTGCTAGGATATAATAATTTATGCGGGTTTTTTATGGTGGAATTAAAATTCACTCAATCAAATAAAATCAAATTTTCCCCTCATCAAATACTATTTCATACTACCAGAAATGAGCGGAATTTTATACTAGTCGAACAAGCGCACCGCGCTTCTCTTAGCACTCTAAAACTTTTCGCCTCTTCCGAAATAAATAATCTATTGGCGGGAATAGACAAAGCCGTTCCACTAGCCGTTGATGATTTTCAATTAATACAAAAAATTTTAATCAACCAAAAAAATTAATCGCGCCGCACGCGCCGGCGCACCGCCGCCCGCGCTTCGCGTTTGCATAATCGCGCATCGCTGTCAATGCGGCATATTGTCGCATACAACCAAAAATTGTGCTTGTGCGCTGAGGGCCCACCCACCCTAAGAAAAAAAACAAAACGCGAACATCGTTTCGCGGCCCGCGTGTAAATGGTGCTTGTGCACTACGGGCCCACCCACCCTTAAAAAAAAGGCGCTTGTGCACTTCGGGCCCACCCTCCACCCTCCCCCTCGATTTTTTTGATTTTTTGAATAAAGAAAACCCCGCTCCACGATTTGCGGAACGGGGCTATTGATTGTCTTATCGCTTTGATTCTTCTTCGACTAAGCCGTCTATTGTATCGTATATTAAAGCCTCAACCTCTAATAAGGTTAATGTATTCTTTAAGTTTATGAAGTGAGTTCTAGTGCTGTGTTTATGTTCTAAAATAACACTCCAATTGCCGTCTTTGCTTTCTAAGCTGTTAATGTTCCAGCCTTGGTATGACCTCATAGTACCTCCTGTTTTGTTGTTAACTTATAACCTAACTTTTTTATTGATTCGATAACCTCTGGCAATAAAGTTTTATTACCAGAAATTAAAGCGAATAACTTTGCCTTGTTGCATATAGGGTAAACTAACTGATTACCGTAGACGCTTTTCTTTTCCACTACTAACTCCATTTTATTCTCCTTTTGTTTCTGATCTCATCAGCATCGTATCAAACGATGGACGGCCCGTTAGGGCCGTTTCGATCTTATCTAAAACTCTTACTATCTAAAGTAAAACAAGTAATACCTTCGCTTATAACTTCCTTCTTAAAACCTAAGTCATCAAGTTTATTTGTTTTTATTTCATAACTAAAGTTATCGGGTAGGAAGGACATTTTAAAACTATCTAAATAATTTATTAATTCTTTTAGATCGTGGAATATATGTTCAACCCCTTTGTCGTCAGTTATTATTATATGTTCTTTCATTTATTCTCCTTTTGTTTCTGATCTCTTCAGCAGTGTATTTAACACTGGACGGCCCGAAGGCCGTTTCGATCTTATAGTCCGTTTCTTTGTTTTATATAAGCTACTCTTGTAGCTACTTCTGTATCATCTATTTTATTTTTAGTAGATGCTTTTAATATATCCACTTCTATTTTTTTAACTCTCTTTGTTAATAGATGAAGTATATTAATTATTTGTGTTATCTTTTCTTTTTGTTTCATTTTTTTCATTTTATTCTTCTTTCTATTTGTTTACTTGTCCTTATAGTATCAATGGAGATTAATAAGTCAAGCAACTATATTTAATTATCAACAGCGATCCACGGGCCGTGGTCAGAATAGTGTCAAGCAATATGTTTCTATCAACATACTATATGTAGTGGTGCGACACTATGACGCAGGTATGCTTGTGAACTGCGGGCCCACCCACCCCAAGGGATAGAGGTCCCAAGACGATTCGTATACTAGATGTTGTATGACCCCCCACCACCCTTTTCTGTGGCTTGGGTCCTTCGGGCCCACCCTTTACCCGAGTTTTAGACATACACTTGCTAAAAATAGTAAATGAGTTTACAATAAAAATATCAAAAAAATTTTATAGGAAAACCCTAAAAAAATAAATTTGATACAAAAACAGAGCCTAAAAAATTCTGCAAAATTTTTTTATGAACGAAGATATTCTAAATAAGCTTCCACCTGATGCACGTAAAGAATTTATAAATGTTGCATTAAAACTATCAGAAAAGAAAACCAAGTCAAAAGTCAAAGATGACTTCATGGTTTTTGTTAAACATGTTTGGCCAGAATTTATAGAAGGCGAACACCATAAAGTTATAGCAGAAAAATTTAATAGACTAGCTAAGGGTGAAGTTAAACGATTAATTATTAACATGCCACCAAGGCATACTAAATCTGAATTCAGTTCTTTCTTGCTTCCTGCATGGATGATCGGAAGAAAACCAGATTTAAAAATTATCCAATCAACCCACACCACGGAGCTCGCTGTTCGCTTCGGTAGGAAAGCTAAAAACTTAATGGACTCGGTTGAATATAAACAAGTCTTTGATACTAGACTTAGAGAAGATTCTCAGGCGGCTGGTAAATGGGAAACTGAACAAGGTGGAGAATACTATGCAGCCGGTGTCGGATCGGCGATCACGGGCCGCGGCGCGGATTTACTTATCATCGATGACCCACACTCTGAGCAAGATGCGTTAAACATGCAATCTATGGAGCGTGCTTATGAATGGTATACATCGGGACCTCGTCAGCGATTACAACCAGGCGGTGCTATTGTATTGGTTATGACAAGATGGAACATGAAAGATTTAACAGGTATGTTACTTAAATCTCAAAAAGAATTAAAATCAGATAAGTGGGAGATTGTAGAATTTCCAGCTATCCTTCCATCAGGTAAACCTGTATGGCCACAGTATTGGAAGTTAGAAGAATTAGAATCTGTTAAAGCATCACTATCTGTTGGTAAATGGAATGCACAATGGATGCAAAATCCAACAGCTGAAGAAGGGTCATTAATCAAGCGTGAATGGTGGAAGGTTTGGAATAAAAATTATATACCACCACTTCAACATGTTATTCAAAGTTATGATACTGCTTTTCTTAAAAAGGAATCAGCCGATTATTCAGCTATAACAACATGGGGTGTATTCTATCCAGACCAAGATAGTCCTCCTAATTTAATATTATTAGATGCGGTTAAGGAAAGATTAGAGTTTCCTGAACTTAGGAAGAAAGCTATGGAACAATATAGATATTGGAATCCTGAAACGGTTATTATAGAATCTAAGGCTTCTGGTATGCCACTTACATATGAGTTGCGTAAAATGGGGATACCTGTTATAAATTTCACTCCTAGCAAAGGAAATGATAAACATGCTAGGGTAAATGCGGTCGCTCCCATTTTTGAAAGTGGATTAATATGGGCACCGGATGAAAAGTGGGCAGAGGAAGTTGTTGAAGAGTGTGCATCTTTTCCTTATGGAGATCATGACGATTTAGTAGATAGCACGACTCAGGCAATCATGCGTTTTAGACAAGGTGGTTTTATTTCGCATCCAGATGATCAAGAAGAAGATTCAATACCACCGATTGAGAGAACTTATTACTAAGAAATAATTTATGCCAATAGCAGCACCTCTTTTACTTCCATTTGCAGAAGCCATCGGTATTGCAATCGCGGGCCGCGGACTTATGGAAATCTCAGAGCAAGTACAAAAATTTATGCAAAATAATCCAGACGTATCTGAAAAGATTTTATCAATGATAACTCCTCAGACAGAAGGACTATCAGGTTTGCTTGCAAAGAAAAAAGAACCCAAAGAAGAAATTCAAGATACAGAAGTTGCTGAACCAAAGAGAAGATTAACATCAGAAGAAAAAAGTCAAAGAATTAAAGAAGCAGTTCGTAGAGGTAGAGAAGGAAGAGGAAACTATTCAGATCCAGATGCAGAAGGTGCAGCATCTAGTATTCGTGGTAATGTAATACGAGAAGTTGAAGATATGGGGATTGCTTCTAAAAAAAGAACTCCACGTAAAGAACCAGAATCAGGTGAAGAAGAAATATCAGGTTCATCCTTTACAGAAATGTTTAGACAACTTGGTAAAGATAAAGCAAGCACAGGAGAGTTTAAAGATTTAGGTGCCATGTTAAAAAATTATGTTAAGACTAGAAAAAAAGATGGTGGTATTATTAATACTAAATTAACTAAAGGTGTAAAATAATTATGGGTGGAGAAGGTATTACAAGTATTTTAGAACAGTTAATGAAAACTAATTACTTAGCAGCAGGTGGTAGAGTTGGTTATGCAATGGGTGGTATTATGGATCAATACATTGAGAATATAAATTATAATCCAGAATTAGGTCAAATTGTAAATTCAGCAAATCAACGACCAATAGACCAAAGTCAATTACTAGAATGGTCTATTCAAAATCCTGAACCTTTAAAAACACAGAATAAAACAGATCCGGCATTACTTGCACAACTAATACAAACATTGAAATCATAACCAAAATCATATAGAATATTACAATGGCAGAAATAGACGACGCTTTACCCAACACCAAAACTACTTTTGAACTTCCAGGGGAAGCTGAGATAATTCAAGAACAAGAAAATCAAATTGAACAAATAGAGAGCGAAGGAAGTCCAGTTGAAATTACAATGGACGAAGATGGTGGAGCAGAAATTTCATTTGATCCAAAAGTTGCATCTCCAGAAGGCGGAGAAGATCACAATGCAAACTTAGCAGAATTTTTAGAAGACGATGTTTTAGATCCATTAGGTAATGATCTATATAATCAATATGTTGAATACAAAGAATCAAGAGGAGATTGGGAAGACAGCTATAGAGAAGGTTTAGATTTATTAGGATTTAAATACGTAAAAAGAACAGAACCATTTAGAGGAGCTTCGGGTGTAACACATCCAGTTCTTGCAGAAGCAGTAACTCAATTTCAAGCTCAAGCTTATAAAGAATTATTACCAGCCGAAGGACCAGTTAGAGTTCAGATCCTAGGAGATATTACAGCAGAAAAACAAGACCAAGCAAATCGTGTTAAAGATTTTATGAACTATCAAATCATGGATCAGATGAAAGAATATGAACCTGAATTTGATCAAATGCTTTTCTATTTACCCCTAAGCGGTTCTGCCTTTAAGAAAGTTTACTATGATGATCTTTTAGGTAGAGCCGTTTCAAAATTTATACCATCAGAAGATATCGTTGTACCTTACTCTGCAAATTCATTAGATGATGCAGAAGCAATAATTCATATTGTAAAGATTTCTAAAAATGATTTAAGAAAACAACAAGTAGGTGGATTCTATAAAGATGTAGAATTAACAGCACAACCTGCTCTTAAAGAAAGTCCAATAAAAGAAAAAGAATTAGATCTACAAGGTTTAACTGCTAATAGTTCAGAAGATATTTATACTCTTCTTGAAATGCATGTGAATATAGATCTTGAGGGATATGAAGATGTTGACCCTACAACTGGTGAGCCCACAGGAATTAAATTACCTTACGTTGTAACATTAGACGAAGACTCAAATAAAATTTTATCTATCAGAAGAAACTATGCACAAGATGATCCTTTAAAAAGAAGAATCAATTACTTTGTACACTTTAAATTTTTACCAGGTTTAGGATTCTATGGATTTGGTTTAATTCATATGATCGGTGGTTTATCTAGAACTGCAACTGCAGCGTTACGTCAATTACTAGATGCAGGAACTTTAGCAAACTTACCAGCTGGATTTAAACAAAGAGGAATTAGAATTAGAGATGATGCTCAACCTATTCAACCAGGTGAGTTTAGAGATGTAGATGCTCCTGGTGGAAACATCAGGGATTCATTTATGCAATTACCATTCAAAGGACCAGATCAAACATTACTTGCATTGATGGGTATTTGCGTTCAGAGTGCTCAACGCTTCGCGAGCATCGCTGACTCACAAGTAGGCGATATGAACCAACAAGCGGCTGTTGGTACGACTGTGGCGCTATTGGAACGTGGATCGCGGGTTATGTCTGCTATTCATAAAAGACTTTATGTTGGCTTGAAAAACGAATTCAAATTATTATCAGAAGTATTTAAAACTTACTTACCACAAGAATATCCATACGATGTTCCGGGTGCACAAAAGAATGTTAAAGTTGCAGACTTTGATGATCGTATAGATGTATTACCTGTTGCTGATCCAAATATATTTTCTCAAACTCAAAGAATTTCTATGGCGCAAAGCCAATTACAATTAGCACAATCTAATCCACAGATTCATAATTTATATCAAGCATATAGAAGTATGTATGAAGCATTAGGTGTAAAAAATATTAATAATATTTTACCACCTCCAGCTCAACCAATGCCAATGGATCCAGCATTAGAACATATCTTAGCAATTAGTTTAAAACCATTCCAAGCATTTCCAGGTCAAGATCATAAAGCACACATTGATGCTCATTTAAATTTTATGAGTTTAGCAATGGTACAAAATAATCCAGGTGCAATGGCTTCTTTACAAAAAAATATATTAGAGCACATTA